TGATTTACCTTGCGCAACAGCCTCTAATTGTTTTGCAAATATTTTATGATGTTCACCCTCTATAAAATCAGGCCACATATGTTTTATAAAAGGTATAAATTGATCTTGTCTTTCCTTTTGAGTTTCAATACCACTTAAACGTTGCTTTAACTTCAAAGCATAACGGGCCTCCTCTCCAGAAAGCCCGTCTGCTAATTTATCCCAATCGAATTGAGACATCACTCCTAACCTTGACTAAGCAACAATAATGCTAGTAATACCATACCTATCAGTATACCAAGATACTTTTTGTTGTTAGAAACTGGTGGTTGTACATACGCTTCATTTACATTAGGTGTTCCTGGATCATCAGCAATAAATGTTCCATTTGCCCTTCGCGCACGTTTTCGTAACGTAGATTTTTGTTTAAGTGTTTTTTTAGGTTTAATTTTTTTTGTGGTTTTTGCCATTATTTACTCCCTCTTATATGTTTCATTGCACGCCCGCCAAACCAAAATGAAATTACGGTTGAAAATAAAATTTTTGTCTCTTCATCCCAGGCGCTTAATACAGCTTGACTAACGTTATCGCCTTCCTGAACAGCAACATAAACACCCAAACCTTTAATAATTGCAAACAATGTAAAAAAGAAATAAGTAATTACAGGTCTAACAGATGCTTGAATAGCAGAAATAAAAGGAGATTTATTGTTTTTAGCAATCTCAGAAGCATGTTCGTATATAGAACGCGTTTCTTCTATGTCTGCTTGAGCATCTAATTCTTGAACCTTTAATTTACTAAGGGTGTCAGCATACTTAGCCTTTGCCTCTAACATTTTTAATTCATGCTTGTTTGATTGTCCTTTTTCAAAGAAACCAAGAATAGAGGGCAAAAAACTGGTGCCGAAGCCGAGCGCTGAGCCGAGTAACGATAGCATAACTAAACTTAACTAACTATTATTATAAATAAAAGTAAGCCAATAACTGCGCCTAATGCAGCATCAACGTAATCCCAACTATGTTGTTTTACATAGTCAATAACTATTTTTAATTTTTCCATAACTGTCTCCTAGTTTGTTGGTTTATTTTTTGTCTGAATTTGTATATCAACTTCTTGTGATTCTGGAATATTTGCATTAATTGAAATATTACTAGAAGAACATGAAATACAAAATACACTGACAACAAATATAGCAATAATATTTTTCATTGTTTTCCTCTCTTAAAATGGCAGCCTAATATTAGAAACAATACCGCTCATATAGTCTTGTGCTGCCCGTCTATCTATATCACTTGTAAATGGACTTCTCAACGTAGCGGCTGCATCCATCATTCCTGTTTGTGTATCACCACCAGAAAAATCAACGGGTCTTGGAGGCACCACTGGTGCAACAGGATTTACTCTTGGCGGGGATGTAAATCCCTCTTGAATAATCGGCTGATCAGCACTTGGTTGTGTCATACTGTCTACCTCTGCTTGTGATGCTTGTAAATTATTATTAATAATATCAGACATACTCATTGAGCCTGAGCCTGTTTGATTTGTTGGTTCCTGAAGTTGATTAGGTATAAAAGGATCCTTTTTAAACGTCATGTTCTTTTCAGGAAGCGGTCTAGACGAAGAATATGTTTCACCGGGCATTCCTTTTTCATCTGGCATATCTTTGGGTTCATCATAAAATCTACTTTCCGTCGCTTGAAAACCAAACGCTGGGTCAGGATCTCTCTGTAATGGTTCTTGTAAAGTTGGAACATCAAACAATTGTGTAGCTTCTTCAAAACCAATTCGTGGTGCTGTGTAAGTATTATCAACCATAGATGATGCATTCATGCTTGCCATAATGTTGCTAGGTACCATATCTGGCTGAAGGGTTGCTACTATCTCAATAGTGTCTTCCGCATTAAGACCCATTTGTTGTCCTGTAACAATTAAATCTTGAAGAGGTATAAAACCACTTGTTACCATTGAAATAAAATCTCTTATGTCTGTTCTTGTTGCCATTTTATTATCCAAATATTGTTGCTGGAATACTAGCACGCCTTTGCGCCATTTGACCAGCTCTTTGTCCACGACGTCTAGAGTTCAACAATGTATCTTCAAACTGACGACGCTTGGTTGATGGAATGCGAACTTGAGATATTGGTGCTGTTACGCTTCCTCTCATAGCCTGTTGTTGCTGCGCTTGCATTGATTTTTGTAAATTATTAGCGTTTAAATTTGCTGCATTTGCTGTTGTTTGTAGCGCGGCAAGTTGCTGTTGTTGTTGATTAGGCATGTTGCCCATGTTTGTTCTTGGATCGGTCATCATGGTTGCAATGCCTTGTGGTCTTTGTTGTGGCATTACTGCACCGCCCATGTTGTAGCCGCGCACGGCACCGCCGTGTGCTAGGCGTTGACCTGGCTCTAATTTACTTAAAGCCTCTTCCATCTTTTTTCTTTTTTCTAGTTCAAGTAATTGACGAGCAAAAGCGTCATCACCATATGTAGTGTCTGATCCATCAAAAAATTCTTCTATTTCAGCTTCAGGATTCTTTTCTATTATGGTTTGATTATAGGTTTGAGCATCAGGATTATTAAAGTCGTCAAACATATTTGACATCTCGGTATCTCCTTCATTCAACATACGCATAAGTTCTCTTTCCATACGCATTATTTTTTCTTCGTGAGTTTCACTTCCAACTGCCCCGCCGTCTCTAAACTCAACACCTCTGCCTTTTAAAATATCAGCTTGTGTTATTTCTCCGTCATTGTTTAGATCTGGAAAACTTTTGGCCTCACCGCCATCTTTATAGTTTTGAAAGTAAACATCGGGAACACGTCTTCTTACCATACCGCCTCCAGCAAAATTATTATCTTTTTCTGTTAAAGTTTCTATACCTTCTTCTTCTACTACAGGTTCTTCATCTTCTTTAGTCATATTGTAAAGCAACGCAGTAGTGCCAACTGGTATAGACCCAAGACCTGCTAACATAGCTTTCATGTGAGGATTACTCATAACTAAACCAAGCTTACTTCTGTTCATACCTGCCATTTGCATTACTTGTGGATTTCTTGCTGCAATTGCTGATGCTTGTTTAGCTGTAAGTTTTATACCTTCTTTTGCAGCTAGTCTTGTTACTAAATTTATAGCTGCTGCCGTTACTGGAATAGCTGGTCCAGGCATAAGATGTAAACTCCTTTTATATTTTTTTTGATATATTTTTTTTACCAAAATATCAATTCTTATAGGATTAACACGTTTTTTAATTATTGCGCAAGTTGTTTGTCAAAAAAGGACTTACCCCCTCTAGGGACCCATTTTGCAAATTGGGGTAATTATTTGGCAGAAACACTACTAAGCGATGACTATAACCCCTCCGCACCGCTTAGTAGCTTCCCCCCCGTGGGGTGGCTTTGCCCTCTGAGAAGCCCATACAAGCCCATAGGGTACCTGTAGACCCTCTCTGTAATTTGTAAACCATAGAAACAAAAACTGCTCCTGTGTGAGCCTTAGATTTTGTCAAGTAAAAAATTAATTATTTTTATAATTATATAAACAAAAAAACTAGACATTATTATATTTATATGCACTAATTAGGTATTGAAGAGCTGGTGATTTTATCGGCTCACATTTTAGGGAAAAAATATCATGATAAATACAACAATATTTAGAGTGTCCAAATTAGAAATTTCTGAGAACAGAGATATGAGCGAGGGAAAAGAAGAAAGAACACCTTCTTATACACGCACTATTAAAATTACCACCCATGAATACGGTGATATTAATAATACTTCAACATATGAAATTACTTTATACGGCAGTGATGACGTCAAAAATCTTGAAGACGCTTTAAAAATAAAATTATAAATAGGGAATTGGGAGGGCTAATAACCCTCCCTTTTAAAATTATGACTACAGTAAAATTACCAGAACAAATCAAAACAAGGGAAGTTAAAAAATTTACTCCAGAACAACTGGAAAGAATTTTATCAACCCCGAAAGAACTGGGCGGAAGTCTTCGTTACCATATTTTATGGGCGCAAGAACTTCAACAAGTCCAACGATATGATGACGCGCAGGTTCATTTAGATTTAGTTTCGCATATATTAAATACTTTAGAGAATATGGAGGAATATGGGAGCTAATAACTCCCATATTAATTTTTATGAAATTAGATACAAGTTTAGAAAATACCATTCAGATAGACGGTAGCCACATTCCACGTGGCGTCGTTAATTTTGGTATGCAAAAAATGGCATTGTCTATGTGGATTAAATGTAAAATGAAATTATCAAGAGGCGCGCCCCCACCATTGAAAACGGCGCGTCAATTTTTAATAGATTTTTTTGAAGATAACGGCATTCCGCCAGTCAAGAATGAGAAGGGAAAGCCGTTAGATTTAAGAAAAGTTAATAAGCATGTTCTTCTGGAAATTTACGAAGAACTTGATCAATTCATGAAAAGGGAGGTTTAAGTGAAAAAAAGAAAATTAAGTAAAGAAGAAGAAATAGCTATACATAATAGGCTTTATTTTGAACAATTAAATAATAAATTCTTTAAACTATTTAAAGGGTCTAGTAATAATGAAAAGGAGGAGCTGTAATGGATTTTGCAAATACATATTCTATAGTTAGATTTTATGCCGATCCCCACAAGGATGAATTAGTCATTCAAACTGGTTTATCCTTAGATCAAGCGCAAGAACATTGCCTACGTGAAGACACACACGATCCACAGGCGGGATGGTTTGACGGCTTCCGTCAAGAATAACTCTTTTCCCTAGAGTGAGAAAGCGCCCCTTCGGGGGCGTTTTTTTTTGGATTTTTTTTATATATATAAAACCCTAACCCTAACCCTAACCCTAGCAAGCTTCATTTATATCTGGCCCGAACCCGAACCCGAACCCGAACCCCGACCCGAAC